CAGATTTTGGCAGCATATGAACCGCTGAATTCCAAGTGTGACCAGTTTGAATTCAATGTGCTTGAGTTCGTTCACAGAATTCTTGCGCTTGCAGGGATTGAAGACGAATGTACTTTTGTCAGGTCCAAGATTGTGAACGTGACTGATGAAATCAGTGCTGTACTTCAGGCTGCGGAGTATCTTGATTCTGGATACATTACAAAGCGGATTCTGGGACTGCTTGGTGATGTTGACAAGTATGATGAAGTCATGAACAACTTGATTGCGGAGGATGCTGCCAGATTCAATGGGGAGGACGTAATTGATGAGCCTTGAGAGCAGGATTCGGAAAGTGTACACAAGAGCTGAAAAGGAATTGACCGAAAAGGTTGATTCCTTTTTTGCCAAATTTGAGGAATTGGACAAAAAGAAACTGGCATTGGTTGATGCAGGGAAACTCACTGAAAAGGAATACAAAACTTGGCGAAAGAATAAACTGTTGATGGGCGCCGAGTATCAGGCGTTGCGCGACAACATTGCGGATAAAATGCTTGATGCGAACAAGATTGCAGCAAGCTATATCAACGGCGAATTGCCAAGAGCTTACACAAAGGGTTTCAATCGTGTAGGCAGGGACGCCGAAAGAGCTGTGGCAGGATATTCATTTTCTATCGTGAATGAAGAAACTATTCGGAGATTGTCAACCAATGACAAGACTCTGCTGCCTTATAAGTTTGTCGATGGGCGAAAGGATACGAGATGGAACACAAAGAAGGTGAATGCAGAGATATTGCAGGGGATTCTTCAAGGCGATTCTGTTCCCAAGATTGCGAATAGGCTGATGCACGTTACGGAGATGAATCGAGAGAGTGCTGTGAGGAATGCCCGAACCGCACTGACTGGCGCAAGCAATCACGGGCGACAGGATGGAATGAAGCAGCTTCAGGATGACGGAGTGATTGTTGAGAAGGAATGGTTGGCAACAGCAGGGGATGGCAGGACTCGTGAAGCCCATATGGAACTACACCATGTGAGCGTGCCTGTGGATGAGCCATTCGAGAATTCGATTGGAGAGATTATGTTCCCGGGCGATCCTGATGCAGACCCGGCCAATGTTTACAACTGTAGGTGTTCGATTGCGACAAGGATTGTTGGATTTAGGGGGAAGAACAATGGCTGATTTTGTTTTCAGAAGCAATAGAACAGCAATGGAGAAAGCAGTCAAAGAGGCAATAGATATCGGTATGGAAGCGGTGGCGAAAGAGGCAGAGGGAAACGCAATGCGGGAAGTGACAGCGCTTGTTTATGATTCGCCTCCGAGTGCTACTTATGTCAGAACAGGTGCATTAAGGAATAGCATAGGGTCCGAGTATGTGGAAGCAGAAAAGGCAGCTTACGTAGGCGCGGCGATTGAATACGCGCCCTACGTTGAATTTGGGACTCGACACATGCATGAGCGCCCATTCCTCCGAAATGCAATCAACAACTATATAGATTCATACAAAGCGATACTTGAGGACGCATTGAAAAATTTGGAATAATTCTCATATTTTATTAAACAGTATAAATATAGTGTAGTATAATCATACATTCCCTATTATTATATAACGAGAAGAAAATAATATATAATAATAATAGAAATGTAGCATTATCCTACATTGATCTACACAATGTTTATATTAAATGGTATTTATTCATACCATTTAATACGTTGATGGAAAATTTGGTAAGAATTAATACCACCAAAATTTGGCAAATCGCCTGGAAGGGGCCTTTGGTTCTTCAGAGGTATATTAATTCATCTTAAACTGAAAGCGCCAGAAGGGGCCTTTAAAGGCCAAACAGAGGCATATGTGTTTTTATACTTGACAAATCAGTTTGCACATGATATTTTTATGCCAACAACAAGGGTAGCACCCGTTAACAGCGAAAGGTTGTGAAAACATGGTAGATTTTGAGAAAGTCTTCAGCAAACACGTTAACGATGATGGCAATGTTCCTGCTGATTCCATTCCTGCTTTGATTCAGGCAATCCAAAAGGCTGTAGGAGAGAACTTTGTAACCGTTGATCGGTACAATGCGAAAAAGACTCTGGCCGATGAATTGCAGGCCAAAGTGGATGAAGCCGAAGGACTTCAGGGCAAGTACGATACGCTCAAGACGGAGTATGATGCGTACAAGAATGAGCAGACTGCCAAAGAGACTCGTGCTCAGAAGCAGGATGCGTACAAGGAAATCCTGAAGAAGATTGGTATCCCCGAGAAACGCTTTGCTGTGATTCTCAAAACTGTCGACTTTGATGAGCTGGACTTGAAGGACGGCAAATTCACCAAGGCTGATGAGATTGAGAAGTCTGCCAAGGAAGAATGGGAAGATTTTATTGTCACCACTCAGGAAACTGGCGTTGACAGCGCAAAGCCTCCGGAGAACAATGGTGGCAAGGAAAAGCCCAAGAGTCGTGCGCTTGAGTTGGCTCAGAAGTATCAGGAACAGATGTATGGAAAGGTGGAATCGAAATGAGCTTTATCAAACGGAATGCCACGACTGGTAAGATTTATGCTCCGGGGCATTTTCTCGCTGACAATGAGAAGGTTACTCTGCTGACCTTTGAAGCGAATGCGGCGAATGCTCAGGCGGTGACAGTGGGTGAAGGTAAGTATATCCCGATGGGGACGATATGGCCTGCGGCTGATGCTACTGCAAAGGGCATTATCTACGAGGATGTGGATGTGTCTGAAGGAAATATGCCCGGCTCTCTGGTGACCAAAGGAGTTGTATACGAAAACCGTCTTCCGGGAGCGGTGGACACATACAATTCTGCGACTGTGCCGACTGGTGGCAATCCCAAAGAATTGGGATTGTATGAGAGAAGCGGAACCTCTCCCAACTTTACCTACACGCTTACAACGGATACCACAGCTGCTGATGGTAAGACCTATTACAGTTACGACGGAAAGAAGATTGCTTCTGCAGCAAAGACTGCCCTTCAGGGAATCGGCTTTGTGTTCCTGACTGAAGGAGCTGTGACCCGTCCGGACTTCGGCGAATAAGGGAGGTAGAGAGTTATGGAGTGGGAAAAGAAAATCTTTGGGATGATCCCGAATGACGAATGGCTGAATGTTGGTCTGAATGTGACCCGGCCCAATGATCCTGTGGATGCGCTTTTAGGCGATGAGCGCACCAACAATCTGGTTGCCAAGTGGCAGTCTATCGCTGCTGAATTCCAGATTCCGGTGATGGCTCAGTTCCATGGCTTCGATACTGAAGCAAAGACGACCTTCCGGGTTCCTGTCGATACTCACAATATCGAAAAAGGACTCATTAAGGTGAAGATCAATCAGTCCGAACGTCTGCGTGCGCTGACTCGTGCAGGAGTGCGGAATGATGAGATGTTCGACTATGTCATGAATGATGGTATTCGCCTTGCAGATCAGGTTGTGACTCGTACGAAGGTTGCTAAGAATGAGTTGATGGCTTCCGGTAAGATCACTATCAAGGAAAATAACCTTGACCTAACTGTGGACTATGGAGTACCGCAATCTCATGTGGGGCTGTCGCTTGATCTTGGTCCGAATGCTGATATTCCTGCACAGCTTCAGACGATCGTTGATACCGCACTGGCAGAGGGCAAAACCATCACCGGTATCATGACTTCTCGGAAGAACATCACCAAGATGCGTGCGAACATTGCTATTCAGAAAGCAGTTAATGGCAACATCGGTGTTGGTGCTCTGGTTCGCAAGACTGCGCTGGATGCATATCTGGAAGAGGAGTTCGGTATCAGGCAGATTGTCACGAATGACCTGACTTATGGCGCTGATGCGGTGATCGGTTCTGATGGGCGCCCGGTGATTTCTACCGAGCGGTATTTCCCTGACAACAAGGTGACTTTCTTCACCACGACCCCCGCTGGTCGGCTGGGTATCGGTCTGTGGGGCGATCCGCCTGAAGCTGATGATCCTTCTCTGCTGGGCAATACGAACGCTTCTGGAGTCTCTCCGTTTGTATATGTCCATCAGTGGATGACTGACGATCCTGCAGTGCTGTGGACTAAGGCTTCCGGCCTGTTCATGCCCGTTCTGTATGATCCTCAGAGCCTGTACATTGCTACGGTGACTACGAGCAATGATGAAAGCAATGAGGGCGGAGAAGGCGGAGCTGCAGGTTGATGGAGGGATGACTCATGGCGAACAAGAAATGGTATGTGGTAACATCTGAGAGCGGACTGAATTTGAGAGAGGAGCCGAGCAAAAAGGCGAACATTCTGAAAGTTTTTGATTGGAACGATCGGATTGAGGCTGACAATAGCGTTGAGGCTCCTGAAGGATGGCTTCCGATCAAGGGTGGCGGGTTCGTCATGAAGGAATTCGTGAAGTGAGATGGGGAGTGATAACATGATTCTTTCGGAGCTGTGTCAAGAGCTGAAAAATTGGTTCTGTGACATTGAGAAGGATGTGCATTCAGGCACATTCACGATCGAAAGCGGAGTGTTATCACTCTCTTTTCTTCAGCCCGGACAATATTTTAGAGTGAAGGGGTCGGTCTTCAATGATGGAGTACATCAGTATGGCGACACGCTTGAGGATGAAACCTTCACAGGAACGGTCTGGGCTATGCGGATTCCTCCATCCGTGATTGAGCTTACAGAAGAGATTGACTCGTGGATGGAGAAAAACAAGGATGCGATTCAGTCCCCGTATCAAAGCGAAAGCTGGGGAGGGTACTCGTATTCAATGCGGAGTGGCGCAGGGAAGAGCGGAGCATTGGACTGGCGAACAGTGTTCGCGGGTTCATTGAACAGATGGAGGAAGCTATGTCCATGATTGAAGAAGGCATGGAGCAAGTATGCTTCATGGAAAAGGTAAGAGTGCCTGATGGTGAAGGCGGTTTCAATACCACTTGGTCTGAAGGTGCAGAATTCAGGGCCGCTATTACGTTTGATTCTTCCATGCAAGCGAGAGTGGCCGACAAGCAGGGCGTAACTTCACTCTATACTGTAACCACTGCCAAGAATGCAAAGCTTGAATATCACGATGTTCTGAAAAGGCTCTCCGATGGGAAAGTCTTTCGGATTACAAGTGATGGTGACGAT